GCGCTTGAAGAAATAGGTGTAGTGCTTCCTATAACCTGCGAAAATCAGATCAGTATAACTTCCGATATGATTGGCAACTTTTCATCATGTTCGTTGCCAGTCGTAGGTCGTTGTGATTTTGTTTTCGGTGATAATTCTGTGTTCGGTAATACTCCTCATGAGTTAAAACCGACATCTTTCATAACAGATGCCTTTCCACAGAAGATTATCGAATTAAAAACAAAATGGTCTAGGCTTGGCAAGGTTAAGAAGAATGGAGATAGGAGTTTTGTAAAAGTTCCTTCTCCAACTACACCTAGTTTTTATCATCTAGTACAATGTTCAACTTATGCAGCTTACTATCAATTTAAAGTTCCAGTTTATTTAGTTTATGCCACAGAACAAGATTATAAAGTTTTTACCTCTAATAATTGTCCTGGACTTACTGTTGAAGGATTAAAAAAGAATTTTCAAATCATGATGAATGTCTTTCGTAGAAGAGAGAGAATTTTAGCAACAAACGAAGATAAGACTAGAGAAGAAATAATCCAAGGTGCAATAGAATTAATGGACCCAATGTTTGATCATCCTTGGTGTTGGAATAATTATCCGACAGATGTCCTACAGGAGATCAAAGCAATGTGGAGAATGAATTAATGATTTATATGTCGGAGGATTTAAGAAGAGATCTGCAAAAAGCAGCCAAGCGTGAAAAGCAGCAACGCATAATAATCGCTGCAGTAATAATAATCATAATTATAGGAGTAATTATTATATGACTAACAAAACTGATAAATTAATTAACGCTGTTAATGAATTTAAAAAATTAGGAGATGAAACATCAATTGCTATTCATGGAAAGCAATATTTTCCAGTTGCGCCTAGGATTGGCACATTACGAAGAGTTTTAGGATCAAGTCTTTCTATAACTACAGAAATAATTTCTATCGACAAAGAAACTGTGGTGGTAAAAGCAACAGGATCTATTGATGGAAAAGTTCTAGCAACAGGTCATGCAGAAGAAAAAAGAACTGCATCCAGAATAAATCAAACATCGGCATTAGAAAATGCGGAAACTTCTAGTATTGGTAGGATGTGCAGCTTCCTTGGCATTACCAATGATCAAATCGCAAGTTCAGAAGAAATTTCGGCTGCATTAGAGCAGCAAGACAAAAAGATTCAAAAGGCTTTAGATGAGCTAAACCTTATCAGCCATGCTGGATCGTTTAACCAATGGTTAAGTAACTACAAAACTTTCTTAGGTACATTGAAAGAGAAATCTCCAATTATCTACGCAAGTTTTATGGAACGTTACTCAGCCATCAAAACTAACCTCAAACAAAAAGGAGTTATAAAATAATATGACTGAAGAAACAAAAAAGAAAAGACCAGATCTAGGAATAGCTGTGCCTGTTGTAAATAAACCGACACCTCAAAGCTATGATCTTTCTGGCAATATTGTTGTTGAAGGAAAAAAGTACAAGTTCGGTGCTTATCGTTCGACAGCAAGTGGAAATGGTAAAATGGCTAAAGGTAGTGAGTATTATTACTTTTATCGTGTAGAACCATTAGGTGAAGCAGCATCAGCACCAGCAGCAGCTCCTGCAGAAGATCCAGCTTCATTTAATCCGTCAGAACTGGAGAAATAAAGTGAATCCAGACAAGTTCAAGAGCGTGGCGATTAACATCAAAACATATCGGCTTCTTGAAGAGTTATCTCAAAAGAAGTTTGAGCTGCCAATATCAATGAGTAAGACCGTTGAATTTTTTATTCAAAAAGGTCATGAGGATTTCAAGGACAATGGCACAAGAAAATCTAAATAAAAGATTAGCCGATCTCGAAAAATCCAGAGAACTAATTTATGGATCATTTTCTAAAAATCTTAAGAAGATTTCTAAGATTTGGTCCATAATATTAGATGATGAATTAACTACAGGAGTTCCTCTTAATCCTGGAATACCTGCTTACAAAGTTGCGCTGTGTTATGCAGCAGCAAAAATTATTAGAGCATCAAACAATTACAAAGAAGATTCTTACGATGATGCCTTAGCTTACCTGATCCAAGCAAATGAAATGCAAAAGCCATTCACAAAAAATTGGTTGAAAGGATATAAAAAATGGAAAAGCAAAAAATGAATTATTTTACAGATTTTTTTGAATGGAAACAAAAGAGAAATCAAAACAATGTTGTTCAATTTCCAGGAAAAGAAAATAGAGAATTATCAAAACAAAAAGATGACTTAGCAGCATTAGTTGTTGAATTAGAAAAAAGATTAACAGGTCCGATCTGGGAGCTACAGCCATTTCATGACAAAGAATTAGAGATGTTAGCAAATTTTGGAGAAGGATTAACTTTCTCACCATTAACTTCGCAAAGATTAATTGCCAATCTTGCAAGCACAGTTTTTAAACTTAGGCAAAATTTGGAGGATCCATTTTAATGACACGATACATAAAGACAGGAAGGCAAGCTTATAAAGCAATCATGGCAAATACCTTTCTGAATGAAAAGACAGGAGCTTTTGAGCAGATCAATGAAAGTCCTTGGTTTTTAAAAGTAAGAAGAGGAAAGCCAGGCTATTTTTTGAAGATGACAGATAAGTTCCAACAAATGCCAGAAACTTGTTTTCGAGCTACCGTAGCAAGATCTCAAAGCTACAATTTAAAAGGCGTTGAGATTCAAATCGAAAACTTTTGTAAAAAAAATATAGGATATATGGAGGTCAATCAATGAGGTTAACATTACAAAAAGACTATACTCAATTCTCTCAAATGGTAGGTGCTAACCTGCGCTTTTGTAGAGTAGCAAAAAAATTAACTCAAACCAAAGTAGCGAATGTTTTGAATTTTTCTTTTCAGCAAGTACAGAAATATGAAAGTGGCAGTAATTGTCCAAATGCTTATCGCTTAGTTCAGTTTGCAAATTTATTTAAGGTTTCAGTTCAAGAATTACTGAACCCAGATTTTATTGCTAACAACTGTAATGCAAAACTATTTGCACCAATTAAAGCTAATGCTTCTTTTGATGTTACTAAGTATGAAGAATTTGAAGATGAATATCCAGCTCCTCTAACTAACCTGGAATATGATTGGAAAATGAGAGCAACTTATGACGGTATTATTGATGGAAGAAAAAAGAAGAGGCACTAATGCACATGCTTAAAGTAGATCAAATTGAAATAACTTTTGAAAAACAGCATGACGGAGTTAGTTGCAATTGGTGTGTTTATGTAAAGGTTGGAAAAAACAAACATGAAAAAATAATGTTAATGGCAATGTGTGATCAACAACCGTTTGTCAATTTTACTAACTGTAAAAAAGATATGACGGTTTATTCAAAGATGGTTGCAAAAACAATGCTTAGTTCAATTAATACTAAACCAAAGCTTTTTGCTCCAGCAGCAACCAATGGCAAAAATAATTAAAGTCATGCAAGGCACAGCTTCCTTTCTAAAAGAGCAAGAATTTCCAGATGAAGCTACTGCTCAAGTAGGAGAAAAACCAACTAATGAAAAAGTTGAAGTTACAAATATAAGTATGGAGTTTATAAAATGGAAGAGAAAACCAAAAGCGGATCAGTAGATTATAACTTACCTTTTGATAGCAAGGTTCAAAGACTCAAAAAAAGATACCAAGGATTATCGAGAGTTACGGCAGCTATTAATGATCTTTCGATTTATGGAATTTTTACTTCAAACTATCCGAACCTGACTATCGTTTTAGAACAGGCAAAGGATCATTGTAAGGAAATTATAAAAGAAACAAAAAAAGAAATAGCAATGATTGAAGATCCTCAAAGCTTATATGATTTAATGAGAGGTGAGGAGCTGCCTAACGTAGATACGGAAACAGCAGAAAAGTCAGAAGATATGGGTCCAGAACAATTCAGAGATAAAGGCTTTTAATCTAATGACTAATGTTGAAATGTTTGATGAGCTACCTTTAAAGCTACAGCTCAAGCTGCGTAGCCAGGTTAAAAATTTAAAAGCTAGAATAAAAGATTTAATAGAAATTAATAAATCGCATCAATCAATGAATGGAAGGCTAAAGAGAGATTTAAATACTGAGAAAAAAAACCACGATATTACGAGAGAGGACAATCAAGCTTTAAATCTTTTGATAAAAAAATTAGAGAAGAGGCTTACTCCCAATGTCGCGAGGTAAGACAGCTAGACTAGCCTGGACAGGCAGCCACAACAAATATAAAAAAACTAACGCAATCTATAAAGAA